ACCGCGTTAAAGTGGTAATGTGTGAAAGTGTTGAAACATCCAGGCGTTATCCAGGCGTTGTCCAGGTATCATCCGGCTGTAATTGTTAACAAACTATGAACTATAAAAGGTCAATAAAATCCGTACATGAAATTAAAAAATATCACTAGACAAAAAATCAAACCATGGTACTATATAGATGTAACAAGAAAGAAACAAACATCAAACGCAAATAAAGAAAGTGAGGATTGAAACAATGACATTTGATGAAAAGAGAGAGTTAATCTTATTGGCTGAGAAAAATATCAAGAGTGGGAAAAATGTGTCGAAAGTTGAAAGCGAAGATGTTAAAAAGATGATGAAGAAAATTGCCGCTAACGCGGTATGTATAGGACTATACAATTTTAACCGTTTTGTCATTTCGCACATCAGTGATGGAGATTTTACAACAATAAAGCCCGAATGGAAAGACGCTAGAGTTGGGATGGTAAAATGTTTGGCAATAATCAATAATGAGGGTGAAGATCTTATAGACATTTTAGGTCTTGAAGAAATTGAAGAAGCGGTACGTTTTACCATTTTCGAATTATGTACAAGTGAGGATGACGATGAGTAAACCGATTAGAAAAATCAACATTCCAGAAACGACAAGAATTAACTTTGTTGACAAGCGCACCACCATAAAGGAGACTTTATCAGATGGAACAATCAATTTTTACGACCTCGATTCTTCTCTACTCTGTGAGGGGTATTTTACAAACCAAATTAGAGGAGAGTTACAGAGAGTGGAAACAGAGAAAGTTGTCTATTATACTTTCACTTTTAACAATGGCGACAAAACGCACTATCGCAACTTTTACACGTTACGAGCTAGACTATAACTTCTATTTATCTGGTATACCGCCGTAGACTATAACACAACACGCAATATAATCTGATCTGATAATACTACATAACATTACACTTCAAACAAATAACACAAAAAAGGAGATTCAAAATTATGAAGAATTTTAAACTGGTATCTGGAGACGAAAAATGCGTAAAGCTTGTAAAAATCAATGGTACAACAGCACTTGCGAAGGACGCAAAACCATCTGGTAAGCTTTTAGGAATTGTAGTTGGTACTGATGATGTAACAGGGAAAATCACTTACTATCTCTGTATGGAAACTGGAGAAGGTTTTGGCATTTACGCAACAGGTGTTGCACGTGAAATTGACAAGATTTCCGATTTGTTAACGGATGCTATTGCAGATGGGCATGATTTTATCATTGAATGTACAACAGGTATTTCAAGGAACTCTGGACAGACATTCTTTAAAATTATGGTAAGAAGCTTTTAAACGCGGCAAACGGTCAACAGTGCGGTTGACTCCAAATAATAGAACGGAAGTTAATCAAGTTTGTTCATTTTACATCAATAAGGGGACTGGAAACAGTCCCTTTTATAATTACATAATGTTAACAATTTGTTTACAAAATATCTCATATTTGTTCATATTTATATGTTAAACTGAAAGAACAAAAATGAAAGTGAGGTATTGAATATGTATTTAGAAAGCCAATTATTAGAACTTCAACACGCTATTGTCTTGAGAGCACTTGATGATATTAAAACACCTGTTTTGAGACTCAAGTATTACAGAGAAGTTAGAGAATCACTCGAAGTATACGCTCCACTCTATCACATGACAGCAGATGAAATGATTCAAAGCGCAATCGCAAGCGGCTACATCGAGCCTTTTACAGAAAGAGAGGTAGAGGAGTATGGCAAGTAAGCAAAAAGAGCGTGTTGGCGAAGTCCAACGCGCAAAAGGGATTTTATATGACGTGTCTAATGGAAAGTATGTGTTGCTCAAGAAACACTACACAAAAGATGAATCGCTTCTGTTGCTCAGAACTTTAGGCAAAAGAGCACAAACCAGGCTTGCAACCCTTAAAGAATATTTCAGCGAACGCGGTAAACGTTATACTGGGGAAATAAATCCTATCTATGATAGATATAAAGGGTTCGATATTAAGTATCAAGGCTTATCCTTGCAAGCGATTCAGAAAAAAGTATCAACCGCTATCGAGATATTAAATGCTAAACAATCCACTTACACGGGATATAGACAGCTACAAAATAAAGCATACCAGAAAATGATAGAGAATCACCCAAAACTCAAAAACCTATCTTTTGAAGATTGGAAGAAAATGACAACATATATGGGTGCCTGGCAATCAGCTCATGAGGGTGAGCAGTATGATAGTGAACAGCTACTTGCTTATGCTAACTGGGCTGGAAATACACTAGGTAGTGGTTTCGATGGTTTAGTGGCAATGAATCCCGAAGATGTTGACCTTGATGCATGGTTTTTAGATGTACAACGTGAAGGTAGTTCCGGAGAGTGGTTATCTCTTGATCAAGATTTTGACGACATTTAAGAGAGGTGTAGACAATGGCAAAACGAAAAGAAAAAATTTCATATTGTAAAAAGTTTCTTTGTTTTGACATTGAAACGACTCACGAACACATAACAGAAGATTGTGACATAATCTATACATGGCATTGGTCAGTGATGGATAGTGACTATAACTATAACACATGCTCATCATGGTCAAATTTATATGATTACTTGCATAGCCAATATCAAACATTTGCAACTCAAGGCGAGAACCGCATCATTGTTTATGTGCATAACTTATCATATGAAATGGAAGCTATAATTAGGAACTTAGAAGGACACACCATGACAGGCGGCTTCTACATGGATACTCACGAACCGCTATATCTTATTATAGATGATGTTTTAGAGTTTCGATGCAGCTATAAGTTAACTAATAAGGGTTTGGCGGAATGTGGAGAAGATGTAGGACTTGAAAAGCTTGAAATGAACTACAAAGATATTGTGAAACCAGGCGAAGCATTGCCGCAAGACAAAGAACGCTATACATATCGAGACGTTGAAATAATGGTGGCGAAAATACATCAGCTGGAAGAACAGGAAGGGAAACCTTTCTATGAATTTCCATACACAAACACAGGTTTTTTACGTGATGAGCTTCGCGCTATCATGAAAAAAGATCCAAAGTGGATGAAGATGTTTAGGAACACTTCGCTTGACTATGACAGATATGTGATTTGTCGAAAAGCTTTCATGGGCGGTTATACTCACGCTAACTATATGTACGCGGGACAAATCATGGAAAATGTTGATAGTTATGATTTTGGTAGTGCGTACCCGTTCGCAATCGCGACAGAGAAATTTCCAGTCGCACCGCTTAAACGCTTGCCAAATGCTAACATTTACGACTTAAAACGGTTAATCAACACAGACAATTATCTGTTTATTTGTACAATCACAGCAAAGAACGTTCGCGCTAAAGGTACGATGACATTTTTATCATCCTCACATTGTGAAGTCTCAAGCGATAGCGTACTTGATAACGGGCGAATTTATAAAGCCGACATGATAAAAACAACATGCACTAGCCTTGACCTTGCTATTATTCTACGCATGTACAAAATAGATGCTATCCGTGTTGATGAATGCTACTATTGTAGAGCTGACTACTTGCCGTCTGGTATAGTATCGACTATGCTTAAATACTACAACAAAAAGCAAAGTTTAAAAGATGTAGAGGGTGAAGAACTCAATTACGGAAAAGCAAAGAACCGCGTTAACTCTTTTTATGGAATGTTTGTTCAAGACCCTATTCACGACGTTGTTACACTTGATGGCACAAAATGGAGTTTAGAACACTGTGCAATCACAAACAAAGAAGAAATTTCCGCACAGCTTGAGAAATTTTATAAATCGTTTAGAAGTTTCTTACCTTATCAAATAGGCGTTTTTATACCCGCGTGGACACGCTACCATTTAATGCACGACATAGTAGCAAGAATTGATAGAAATGTACTATATTGTGACACCGACAGCGCGAAAGTTATCAATCGAGAAGAATGCTTAAACGTTATAAACGGATATAACGAATACGCAATATATAAAGTTAACCTTGCTATCAAGCGTTATGACCTTGACTACACTTTACCAGATTTGGGAGTTTTTGACTGGGAAACAAAAAAGAAAGGTTCATGGTTGAAATTCAAGACCTATGGCGCAAAAAAGTACATATATCAAGAAGCTGACGGTACGCTAAAAATGACAGTGTCGGGATTGTCTAAAAAAGCCGTGAAATATCTAAAATCAATCGAAGATTTTGAAGTTTTTACCACTTTTGATGCAGACGTGTCGGGGCGTACAATATCACACCCAACTACAAACGCAATCGAAACTTACGACAATGGCGGCACGTGGATAGAAGATACCACTTACACACTGTCAATCTCGCCTGAATATGGAGCGTTGATTGGAATAGACGTTTATAGCATCAAGCCGACAATAATAACAAAAGACGGCAAGAAAGAAAATACAGATGTAGATATAAGTAAACGTTTAGAAAAGTTTACGGTAAAAACCAAACATTTATCACCAATAATATTAGAAAAGATAGGAGAATAACATGGAAATTGAAAATCTTTATATAACAGTAGGTGACGAAACCTATATAAACATTCCATCATTGTATACTTTAAACGCTGATGTTTACATTGTTTTTGGTGAACGTTCCGCGGGTAAAACATACTCAGTTTTCAAGGGGTTGTTTGACGACTATAACGCAACAGGCGCACAATTTGTATACATGCGTACACGCGAAGATTATCTTATCCGTGGTAGAGCATGGGGTGCAGTCGCCAACATCAAGCCGTATGTTGAAAAAACGCTATGGAAAGAAGAAGCGAACTTGAATTACTATAGTGGTGTTTACCGCAAACAAGAATTGGGACGTAACAATAAATGGGTATACTCACCATGTGGCTATAGTTCTTCAATAGCTTCATGGATGAAATACAAAGGTAATGGATACGATAGCGTTAAAACTATATTTTTAGATGAATTTATCGAAGATGTTGACACTACTACAATTATACCACTTTCCAGAAATGAATTTTTGAAAGGTTATAGTCAACAGCTTTCAACTATAGTTAGAAGAAGAAAAGATGTTAAAATTGTAGCATGTGCAAACAGTATCAACCCCAAAAGCCCTCTGTTTGATTATTACAACATTGATGCACGTAAACTAGAACAGGGAAAAGTTTACATTTTCAATCGTAAACTTGAGGATGGCGATGCACTGAAAATTTGTGTTCTGTATACCGAACCGCCAAAAAAAGCACACGTGTCAAAACATTTAGCCGTTTATGAGTCCCAAACAAATGACATGACTATAAATGGAGCTTGGCAAGAAGAAGTATACCCCGACATTTTTAATCATTTATCATGGAAGTGGTACGCAGAGTTAACGGTTAAAACCAACCGTGTCTATATAGCAGACTTTGGAATAACAGTAATTTTTCCAGAAAAACAACGTTGTCCAATGGTAATTGTAGACGGTAAATATAAATCAAAAAACAATATACTCACAAATGAGTTATATTTACCGACAACAAGAAAATTGATTGAGTGGATGTTATACTATAAACGAACGTCACAAATCTGTGCAAGTTCAAAAGAGGCAAGCGAAAAATTTAATGACTTAATCAAACGTGTACTTATTGACAGAAATTAAATATATGTTAAACTATAGTTAGGGACTACCAGACAGACCGCGAAGAACGGGGTAGTTGTGCAAACTGTCAGCACGGGCGTGGAGACACGCCCACCTTTTTAGAAAGTGAGGTGTTGTGATGGATGTAAGTGCAGTTACACAGATAATTACAAGTGTAGGCTTTCCGATCTGTATGACGTTAATCTTGTGTTACTATATCAAGTACCAGACAGACGTTCATAAAGAGGAAACAAAAGAGTTGACAAATGCTATTAACTCACTGAGGGAAATGATATCAGAGATTAAAACAAAATTGGAAGATGAGGTGAAAGCATGACATATTATGAAGTTATCAAAAAAGCGTTATTTATGTTTTATCACCGTGATGAATATGCATATTTTTACGGTGCAAAAGGGCAAGTCCTAACCGATGAAGTGATGAACACTTTAATCAGCCTTGAACCAGCGTATTTCTCGAAGTATACAACGCAAGAGTTAGCCGCTTATAAAGCGTTCTCGCGTGGTAAAATTGGATATGATTGTAGCGGTTTTGTCTCCGCCGTTGTAGGTGTGCAAAATTATAGCACTGGACACTATCATGACGGAGCAGAAAAGACTACACCGCTTTTAGGAACAGAAGGAAACGGATTATACTCATCTTTTGGCGGCAAAGGTAGACATGTCGGCATTGACATTGGCTATGGTTTCTTTCTGCACATGCCAAAAGAGGGGCATACCATTGAATTAGGCAGAATTGCAGAATATGAATGGGAGCACAGTTTTCATTTTGCTAATATTAACTATGAGGGGGCGAAAGCATGATTGATATTGAAAAGATGGTGACAACTTTAAACATTCCAGACGGCATGACGGTTGATGAAATGCGAAGAATTGTTGTGGATGTGTTAGATATGGCAAAAGCTTCAAATGAAGCTGAGAAGGCTATTGCAACAGAAAACGCAACACTAAAAACGGAAAACGACAGACTCAGCAAACAGAACTTAGAGCTGTTCAACCGTGTTACAACTTCAATTTCTCCGTCTTCAAAAGTTAAAGAGGATGAGGAAGAAGAAAAAGAGGAAGTCACAACCGATGATATTTTAAGCTATTATAGTTAATGTTCCACGTGGAACATATATAGAAAGTGAGGTAGAAAATTTATGGCAAAAACAACAAAACCGCTGACAAGCGCACAGCGCGGAGTGAATCTTTTTAACGATGCGAGAAAAAATTCCTCAAACGAATACATGAGGGCAACAGGCGAAGTTACCGTGGCAACTTCCATTAGTCACGCCATGACGCCAATCGTCAAATATGCTCCATTCATGAATCAATTTTTACACTATGTTGTAAATAAAATTGTCATCCAGTCCGTGGAATCTAAGATGTATACCAATCAGTATGAAATGCTAAAAAAGGAAGGTTTTCCACTCGGAACCGATATGGAAATGAATTATGTCAACCCAGCGCTTGGACGTGACTATGATATTTCTCTTGGAGCAACGCTTTTACAAGTTACAAAACCAGACGTTAAAACTTGTTATTTCCGACAGAATCGTAGACGACAGTTTCCAGTAACAATTCCCCGTGAACTTTTGGAAGGAGCTTTCACGTCATGGGAGCAGCTTGACAGTATGGTGACAGGCATGGTGACAAGTCTTTTCAGTGGTAACGAGATCGAGGAAGAAAACCTTATCAAGAAGTTGATTCAGACTTCCGTTAAAAACAACGTAGTAGTTAAGAAGGAAATTCCATGGGATGAGGCAGACCCTGCCGCTTCATCTGTCGGCTTTATCAAGACAATTCAGAAAATTGCACTTGATATCACACATGCTTCAAGTGACTTCAACAACTACCAGGCATATGCAACAGCACAGGGAATTGCAGACGCGACACCCGCTATCACATGGACACCATCTGACAGTTTATATCTGTTTATAAGAAGTGACGTTTTAGTAAATTGCAATGTTGAGACACTTGCGGGTGCTTTCAACATGAGCAAAGCGGAGTTAGTAGGACGTGTCACACCATTCCCTAACTTTGATTATCTTGATTTTAGATCTGCAGTTGATCCAGTAACAAAATATTGGAAAACCATCAATGATGATCAAAACATTCTTGCAGTACTTGCAGATGTTAATACTTTCGAGTACCGCGACAATCTGAGTACAAGCGGTGACTTCTACAATGCCGCGGGAATGTATCAGAATCAGTACTTGAACGTTTGGCAAACATACGGCATTAGACCGTGGGGAAATGCTGTTGCGATTTGTAAACAGGCATAAATAAAGGGGGGATTTTATGACAACTGTATACTTGTTTGACTCGCCATTCGACGACAGCGGTAAGCATTTGTTGATCCCAACAGAGAGAAACGCTGAGGGGTTTTTAAAAGAACTTCTCAGCGTTCTTCCTTATAAGCGTTATGATAATGTGACGTGGGAAAGACAGGGGCAAACGTTCCGCTGTCCAGTAAGAGCAGATGAAATAAAACGCTATAACTACATGGCATATCAAAACGAGTCGCGAATTGAATTTGCTTATATCATTGATTATCAGTATGTAAACAACAAACTTACATATGTAAATACATCTGTTGATTATTGGGCGACTTACCTGGATAAATTCACATTCCATCCATCCCCAATCATGAGACAGCACCCAGCAAGTGACGGGCTTTTTGCAAACTTTTACCCCGAACCAACACAAGTTGACAGGTGGGAAATTGCACGAACTGAGTATGGATTTCATAAAGATGATGATGATAGCGTTTATCTTATGACAGCAAACGACACTGATACATACAAAGATAGATCGAGCGATTTCTACGCGGCAATTGCAAATTTCGCCATGGGCGATTACGGGCAAATCAATAATTTCTTTTCGTTGGTATCTGTCAACCCTTGCGAATGCGGCGGCATAGTCCAAAGTAACACAAGTAAGCTGTCAAGAGCACAAGCGTTAGAAGTAGTTAAACGCTATGCAAAGTGTGGTAGACAGGAAGACATAATTGGAGCATATCACGTGCCAAAGTTTTTTGCCACTGACATAAGCGGCGAAAATCTTGATAAGGTTGACAACAGGACAGGAGAGGTTGAGTTGGTGCAATCCTTTGTTGAAAAACCTTTGTGGAATAAGCTTTACACTTCCCCACAATTTAACAAGTTAACAGTCAATTGCGGTGGAAGTGCTAAAGAATATGATTTCCGTTATTTTGATGAGTCTGCACTGCTAGCCAAAAAGTTTAAATTCAAGTGGGCGGCTAACCAGTCACAATTAGGCGGTATTGTTATAACACCAGAGCAGTACGGAAACGGAACAAACGGAGACTATTCGCTTGCAAGTAGTACGTGGGATAGTGTACAGTTATCGACTACACAGCTAAACAATAGCGGTGTTATGCGTGACTTTGGAAACTTTGGCGTTGCGTCAATCGGAAATCTTTTTTCACTTGACATTAAAGGTGAGCTGCAAGCCGCGGAAACTTTTGCAGAAAATTTGGGTGCAAAATTTGAAGAATCAGACCTAACAATTGGAAATCCTACTGGAACTATAGCAATGTATAACGCACTTTTCCCTATGATTTCTGTTGCATGGTATTATCCATCTTTGCAAGATATCAAAAAATTTAACAACTACTTCTGCATGTACGGCTACAACTACAATGGCAGTCTTGCCGACATTGTAATTGATTCGTTGCCAATTGTGAACTATGTACACACAAGCGGTGCGATTGTCACGGCAAATGACGCGCCACAAAACGCAATCGCATACATAACAAATCGCCTTGATAGTGGTGTGTGGTTTTGGCATGGCATTTCAAATTTTAAACACACTGATAAAATATTGGAAAATCATTTTCCAGAAAGTGAGGGCGGTTGATATGGCAACATATATTGGTGAAGCTTCAAAAGATGAAAACGGCAATTTATGGGGTGGTAGAGACGGAGATCAAAACGGACTTGAAGTCCGCGTAACAGGGTGGTTTCCACAAACTGGAGACGGTAGGCGCTGGGATTGGGTGGCACGTATTCGCAACCGCCCAGACGTCGCCCGTGGAATTGCTACACTTATGATAGAATCATGCGACAATCAAAATGTTGGTTACAATCAACATAGAAGGGAAACTTTTACAAATGAGTGTCGAAAAGTCGGGTGGAAACCAAAAGACGTTAAAGTACCTTGCGCAACTGACTGCTCTGCTTTAGTTGCATGTATATTAAATTGTCTCAATATTCTAGTAAGTACAAGTATGAATACATACAACGAACTAGAACAGCTTAAAAACACAGAGCTGTTTGATATATTGTATGACAGTAAATATTTGACAACAGGTGATAACTTGCAAGTGGGCGACATTCTACACATGCCTGGGCATACGGCTATAGTTGTACAAAATTCAGAATCGACACAGCCTGTTCCGGAAGAAAAGAAAGAAAATGAGCAAGTTGGTGCGCGAATGTGGATAAATTGGCAATATTTTGAATCTGGTAAAGAATATTCAGATATTAGCGGTTGGTATATAAACGGTGACGGTGGGCAAGCTTACGGGCGATATCAGTTTGACTATGAATACGGTTTAGTTCCGTTTATGCAATTTTGTGTGCAACAGTATCCGAACCTCTTTAGCGGTTTTCAACCGTACATCGATTTGGGAGTAAAAAATCCCGCACTTATCAATAACGCTGGATTAAAACAGCTTTTCATCGACTACACAAATAATCACTTGGCAGAATTTTCAAAAATGCAAAATTGGGCGATGTTTAACGACTATTACCAATTGATACGAACCAACATACAAAAACATTTGGGCTATGATGTATCTAACATCGGTGCTTATGCTGTTGGCACTGCCGCAAGTATCGCAATTCGCGACAGTGGTCATTGGGATGCTGTACAAGATATTTTTGTTGGCACAACAGGAAAAGAGACAGAAAGTGATTGGATAAAATTGGTCATGGCACGTCAAAACGCTAAAACTGGTTACTATGACGGAGACAGATGGACAAATACACAGTACAACCGCGTCTTTGCTGACATGGCGTCCCAAACAGGCGTTATTCAAATTGGCGAAGGTACAATTTCAGACTCAGACTCAAAAGCCCCCGTCAATCCGGCTGGTGGAAATGCTGGAAGTGCAACTGGTAGTGGCACAACTGAGGTTGTACAACCAACAACACCGCCCCCACCAATAGGGGGAATTGATGCTAGAAGTATGTTTTGTCCTTATTGGTCTTTAAAATACTTTGCGAATGTGCTACCACTGAAAATTGGTAATTGACAATGACGGTCAATATGGTAAAATGAGGGTGGAAGGCTGAGGGGTGTGGGGTGAGGGTGAAGGTGAATGATAAATGCACCAATTTCCGTGTATAATTTAGAAAGTGAGGTGTTGTGATTTGAAAAGAAATACCAAAAATCAGAATACACAGACAGAAAACCTTTTAACTATCGGTCTGTATTATACTTTTTTGCGTAGGATTGCTGTTGACGCTTGGACTTTTGAGGGGTTGCCATTTGATGACGATGACGTTTACCGACATGCAAATAACATTCTCAATGAAAATTTTGTACTTGGTAAGTTGGGGGGACTCTGGAAAGAAGATGGATTTTATGTCGTCGGAGATTGCACAACATCAAGTACTAAGACGTGGTATGGCGGTGCAACAAAGTATCAATGTAAGACGTTCGTGAATACGGTTAGTAAAGACTTGAGCGAAGTTGCTACATTGACGGCTAGCTTGTCACCGTACACAGACTATGACGTCGTTTCTATTAACGGTTTATGTCGACACTATGCCGCGTTGCTTTACGAATGCGACAGGTGCATAAACGTGAATTTAAAAGCACAGAACACACCCGCCATCTTAAATGCACCAGATGGACAGGAGCTAACGTTTGCCAATATCTATGAGCAAATTGCAGGTCATAAACCTGTTGTCTATACAAGAGATATGTCACCGCTTAAAAGTCAGTATGATGATATACGCCAAATTGTATATCAGACACCCGCGCCATTTGTTGCGGGAAATGTGGAACAACTGAAGTCTATGCTAATGTCGGACTTTATGTTTATGTTGGGTGTTAACGGACGCACACAATCGAAAGTTGCACAGGTTTCAAGCCTTGAAGTGATGCAAGACGCGCCTACACTTATGGTTTTAAGAAATTCTTATGAGCAGGCAAGACAAAATTTCTGTGATCAATGCAACAAGAAATTCGGCTTGAATGTTAAGGCTACGTTTAATGACTCAAATATTGGTGATGTTGGACTGCTAGACCAATTTTCAGTTATGGACACCAATAGAGAGACAGTGAAGGAAGTTAAGAACAGTGGTTTAGAAGCTCAAGAAAGTGAGGGTGAGGATAATGACAATTCCAATGATTGATACTAATTTTTTGGATAATGATAAGTATTGGTATGATGTGGGGGCGGCTTATACGCTCCATGTATATGATATTTTGCAGAATGCTCAAGTCGGAAATGACAGGAAGTCTAATAAGAGCTTGTTTGATAATTATAATTTTGCGGCTTTTGGGCTTGACGATTATCCGCTTTTCAGTGAGGAATTTAGAAAGCCAATTAACGATATGATCATTCGGCATTTTCTGGAGTGGGAAATTGGTTATGAGACAGATTTTCTTTTCCGTGAGCACATGAGAGGTGATATGGCGCGAATTATGCCCGAACTGAATATCAAGCTTAAGGCACGGTTTGAAGCGTATAACGCAAAGAATATGTTTGAAACGGACAACAGCAAAAACGTTCATACTTCCGATGATTGTCACAAGTTTCTTGACACACCGCAAGGGCAAACGGATTTACTCGATGACAATTATCTGACAAATGTGAGCAAAAATCATGTTGATGATAGCACAACTCACACGGGGTCAAGCGGAACAGCCGCGTCTAATGCACAGAGCTACACGACAGCGGTTTGGAATTTTGAATCGGAAATTTGTGATAAACTGAAACATAATTTTTTGGGGCTTTTTAGGTGATTGACGAAAGCGGAACTTGTGTTATAATGTGAGTAGAATTATGAAAGTGAGGTGTAACTATGGCGAATATACCTATTATCAATCCGCCTAACAAAGAGCATTTGGGCTTTTGTTGGCATCATCAATTTACGATTCCTTTGCTTTTTGATGATTGTTTGTCACTTCTGCAAAAGGTATGTGCTTTGTGGGCGAAACTAAATGACGTTATTGACGCATTGAATGAATTTAATGACGAATTTAATGCGTGGGCAAAAAGTGTAGAAGAATCTTTAAAAGATTTGTATGCAAAGTATGAGTCACTTGATACTAGAGTAACGAATATCGAAAATGAGTTACAGAATATCCAAAACGAATTGACTAATATCAAAAATGACATTTCAAATATTGAGCAACGTTTAGACAATGTTGAAAACAGATTAACGACTGTTGAAGGTGATATTACAAATATTGAGCAACGTTTAGATAATGTCGAAAACAGATTAACGACTGTTGAAGGTGATATTACAAATATACAGCAATCAATTTCTAATATTAACAAGTCAATTGAGATTTTAGAATCTGACTTAACCGCGTTAGAAACTAGGGTGAAAAAGTTGGAAGATTTGTTGAAGAATCTTAACATCATTCCACCTCAGACAATTCTTGATTTAACCGACAATGATTCAGTCTGGGCGACCGTTTGGGGCGCATGGTGGGACTGGTTTTGCACAAATGTTATTGACTTCGCAAGCGGTGACAGTAAATCAAACTGGGAATTATCCAACAATTTAAAATGGCATGACACAGTGACAAAACCGAAGCGAACTATTCAAATAGGCTATTTAGGTCAACCTGTTGCTCTTGTAAAGTTACCATTCATTGCGGTACGTAAAAGCGTCTGGACTTCTAAACCAACCATTCCACAAATAAATGCCGTTGCACCAAATTTCAAGGCTGATGCTTTATATCCCGCTAATGGTTTTTTCAACCTTACATTAACACAAGAGTTTGGGTACACGATGGATGAAGTTAAGCTTATGACAAGTTACATTCCTTTTTTAACTAAAGACAGTACCATTGTTAAAATTGATAATAAGTGGGCATATACAAGTTTTGCGGTACAAGCCGATGTACGTTTACAAATTCCAAAAACTGGAACTAATGCAAAACTTGCAATTGTGCCACAAAGCATTACCTTAGCGGCTGTCCCAAATGCGGAAGATGTATCAATTGCAACAGCCTGGGATTTATATATTTATTGTATCGCTGAGAATGGTTAATTAGAAAGAGAGGTATTATATATGGATTTATTGAAATATTTAGAACCTATGTAGAATCTACCAGAACGGTTTTCTAATCTTGCGTTCTGGAGAGGGGTGAGAAAGCTGAGGGATGAGGTTGTTAATGCGTTCGAGTATGTAGATAGTTGGGGGGGAAAGTGTTGAGAATGATCTTGCAAATATTAAAAGTGTTGACTATAAACGAAATGCACAATTGAATTTAACTGTCGGAGATACTACCATTCCAACTACTCGATATATGGTCATTGATTCCAAATTTGTATATATATCAAATATATATAATTTACAAATTGGTTCAAAGTTACCAACGAACTACGGAGCAACAATGTATATATCCGTATCAATCGAACAAGATTCAATGCCTGCTACTGAGTGCATAGGTTTCGTTACTCCTATGGTAGATCGTGGTTTAATTGAAGTTGTCGGCAATCATTTAATTGGAATGATTCCAGGCGGAAGTATTGACCCGTCATTACCGCTTACTATTACATCAGCTTTTATTACCTATAATCCAACTCTTTAATAAAAGCCGCCAATATTTGGCGGCTTTTTTGTTTATTATTTGGTTGGGAATGTAATTTCCAGAAGATAGGCAAGGGATGTTAAGACAAATGACATGCTTATAAGCTCTTTTGAAGTTTCAACCTTTTGGACTTCTTGAAAAAATGATGCAATCATTCGTTTTGTTGTTTTGTCCTTGCCATATTTGAGAACTAATTCTCCGATTTCATCATACATCTGGTATTTCTGTTTTGTGGTTAATGCATCCATGGTCAATCCTCACTTTCTGTTAATACTCTCAACATATGCAATATATTTCCCGGTTGTTGTCATATAGAAAATCTTTCTTGCCTGATGTACACTATATGCAAAAATTGTCATATAGTCGTTTGTATCGTTTGCAACGTCATAATATTCTATTTGATATTCTCTTAATTCTGACATGCTAATACCTCACTTTCTCCTGTTAATCTCTTGTGTATGTCGTCACGAGACACCCAGTATTCAATTGTCATATAATTGGTTGAACGTCTGCCCTTATAAAAACATGGTCTTGTGCGAACTACGCCTTTTCCATACTTTCCATTATATGCGTGTACGGTTGAGCAACCTTCATTCATATAGCCTGGAACGTCTGCACATGTGACATAGTGCAAGCCGCGTCTGTAACAATAATCACGGGTGTCATCTAATAATGCGTTCATTTCTGGTACATTGTCGATTGTGTTGCGCTTGTAAATTCCATAAAGATTCATATTTACTCCATTTCTCACCGTCAAGCCGTTATGACAGCTGTAATATTATTTTAGTATGTTAATGTTGGTCTACTATATCTACGTGATTCATGCAAGCCCATCGCGGGTTCAACATATGAACTCCATACACCATTGACGACATTTGACATTGATAATTGTAAATCTAAGTATTTGCGCATTGCATAAGATATTTCATTATCATAATATTGTGATATCATGTCGCGCATGAATTTGCGTGCTCTAGCTTCGTACGTATGCCCTGCTTTACACTTACTTAAGTCTAGTAACGTTCGCTTTAGTTCGCGGTGCGCTTTGAGATATACCTGTCTCTTTTTATCTAACATATCAAAGTCGATATTTGCAAGGGTTGCAAGGTTGACGTGATGCCATTCTGGATTGATAATTGCTTCATATCGTTTCCATGTTTCCTTGCACCATTGTTCACCGCCACACCGATTTCCTTGTCTGTCAGCTGGACAACAAAAACACTTGTTATTGTACATTTCTGTGATTGTCGGGAAACTGCCAAACATGCCATAAAAAGAAGTTTTTCTTAGATTCTTTGCATAATTGCAATCATTTCCCCACTGTTCCGCCATAGCTTTAGCTATTCCAGGAAAAGTCTTTGATCTTACTAATGCCCTTTGTTCTTTTGAAAGATTCCCAGCTTCTACATACCACTTCGCCATTGTTTTTCCAGACTTAAACTGGATTCTATCTGGAGTCTCTACAATTTTTGTTGGTGAAAGCATTGGCAAGCCCTTTAACCATAAACAAGTCCGCTTTTCGTATGCATCCCCGTATTGATAAGGCTGTATAATTTGATCTGGTTTTCTCCATTGTGTACTCATTACACCAACAGGATTTTCAATTGCTATTCTGTCACAATCAGCATTTGCAATTCTCATAAAAAACTTGATAGCATCATTTCTATCTGACATCCTTTGAATTGCTTTATCTCCATACTTTTCATAATTAAACCATCTGTTACCCGTTACAGTCAAATATGTACATGGGGGAAATGCTATGATCATATCCCACTTACCAGAAATTTCATGCTCTACTCCATCAACAGTGCTAAAAATGCAATTTCCATTCAATAATAAAGTAACGTCTTTCTTGATGTGCCACTCCGGATGATTACCAGAACAGTCAAGTAAATCACAAGAATAAGCTTCATTCCCTAATTTTCTCAACTCAATTGTTACTCTCTGTGATTCTTCACATGCAACCAATACTTTCATTATTATTCCTTTCTTCAAGTCTTTCCTTGACGTCTTTGTTTTCTTTTCTCTTTCTGATTATATTATAGCAAATATCAGAATATAAACAATGATATAATTTAACCTCTTGTCAGAAGATTTATTGATCTTTTATAGTTCATAGTTTGTTAACAATTACAGCCGGATGATACCTGGATAACGCCTGGAGATTTCAACGCTTCACACGTTACCACTTTAACGCGGTGAAGTTTAACACTTTAACGTGCTAAAGTGTCAGACCTGTTGTTCTAAAATTTTCGGCAAACGGGGCG